TGACGGCATATCTTTATGAATATGTATATTGTACTTAGTATCATATTGCCATACAGTTTTATTTTTAGGACAATAATACAATTTAGCTTTGCCCCATGATCTATGTAATTCAGCCATAATTCCTCCTTAAATGAAAAAAGGGACTATAATATTACTATTACAATCCCTTCCTCCAATGGTTAGCTTACCAGCTAAGCTTAGTTCTTTTCTCTAAAAAACCTATCCAGATCATCAATCACATCTGCTATTACTGGTGATTCCTTTTTTATATCATTAACTGCTTTTAATCTAGCAGCTTTAGACCAATCAATACCCATAAGAATCACACTATCTTTTAATTTATTAAATCTATTTTCCATAACTAGTAAGCTCCCTATTTATTTTTTAGTAATTCTACCCATCGATTTAGTATGTTTCAACTCAAATTGTAGATGTTTTACTAATCTTTCTAGCTCCTCAATATACAATATTTGTTGGTAATCATACAAGGATTCATCAAAACTAATCACCTTTTTTTTCATGACGTTTCTCCTTCTTATAATGTTTTACACAATATGGTTTATTATTTCTCATCAATTGTGCTTCTTTCTTGCAATTTATACAATATATTTTCTTCATTCATACTCCTAATAACTACGCTTCTTAACAGCTTTATTGGTTTGTCTAATAATTTCATCATAGTCTTTCTTCAAGCCTTCAGCCATAATAAGATCTTGAGGAGTTACATGTTTATATAACTTCTTTATAAAATCTACTAAAGATATTGTAGTTCTACTTTGTAATATAGATTCATCTAAATACATTATTTACCTCCTAAGTTATAAATGTCAGTAATATACCAATCACTAATACCTACTGATGTACAAATAGTAATAAGATATGGTGGACAATATGGTCCACTGGTTTTAACTTTAATAAGCTCTATACCTATAAAATATCCATCTATTTCATTAGAACTTAGCAGACCATTCCGTTTTAATATTTCTTTAATTAATTCTTTCACTGGTAATCCTCCATTTAATTAAATAAAACTTTTGATAGTTGAGACTAGACTATCAGACACTAACACTTTCAGACTATGTTCCACTAACCCCTCAGGGCGTAGTTTTGTCCTTATCCACTATCCTTGCGAATAGTATGCTAGTAAGCTCAGTAGTTATAAACTACCACTCTTATCGATTAGGTTATCTCAGCAGTTAATAGTAGCTGTATGAATTTGCCAACCCATATAGTACGTTCACTACAACACACATTAAGCTTGAGGCCAAATATGCTCTCTGGTATTTCAAGAGATTTAAGTACTAGAGCTCTTTGCTCCTAATCGCCGAGGCTGTTTTTCAGTTATCTGTTTTTTCCCGATAACGGTAAATGTTATGAGTCGCTCACGGAGTAGCTTGCTATCCTATTAAGATAGTAAATACTACGCTCACAACTACAATTCATAATTGAGATATTATAAACTATATTGTTTCAGGTGTTGCCCTTTATTACTAAAGGATTGACCTTAACAATGGAATACGCTCTTGCTCTCACACTCAAGCTATTATTCCTACTCCTTATCTTATTGTATGTTACCATACTCACATCAATTACCATCTTGATGATATATATTCTCTTTGCCTTCGAGACTATACACGTAGAAGCTTGTATCTATGAACCATTACTGGCGCTACCATGAGCTCGTTGTTACACTCATTTCACTTTAGGTATATTGCTATACTTATTCTAACGACATGATACTGCCGAATGTCCGAAGACAATTTTATACTTCTAAATCTTCTAATAAACTCTTCATTGTATAATGTAGGGCATCAGTTACTTCACTACCTGCAAGATCATTAACCCATTTTCCATTATCATCACGAATACGTTTCATTATCTTTACTAATTTATTATGTTTAGCCTTTAATACACTTAATTCGCTCACTGGTAATCCTCCATATTTAATTAAAAAATAATAGGTGTGATGCTAGAGTATAACCCTAACACCACGACCCATAATAGTCATAGCTCATAGCATTCGTTGGTCCCGCAACACGTGTTTCCTAGGAATGATGTTTACCTAATCACTACACTATATTCTATATCCATCATCTATAACAGTACTTTATGGCTACTGTTGCACCAGAGGTCACTCATCTGCGGAGGACACACAGCTTTTATAGTGTTTGGGCTCACTTCCTAAATCTTTAATGTCAAGTATAAGTTGGTATATATATATCATACACACGCACACCATATGTATTGAGACTATTTATAGTTATGTTTATACTTATAATGGGTCATGTTTATAACTAAATAAGCAATAATACATTAATAATAGTAGTAAAGGGATAATACTAAGTACTATCCCAATACTATATCTAACTATTAACCCATAATGTCTCGAGTAAATGTTCTAACAATCTTCATCCCTTGATCACAATAGGTCTTCACCATTCCAGGATCACTAAGTTCATGATCACTAGTTCCATCATTTAACACAGTAATAGTTTCTTCACCAATTCTTACAGGTGCAGTACTACCTTCTACTTGCACTGCTTTAGCTACAACTTGCAGGTTAGCTACATCATCATAGTTACCATTGTTGATGTCTCTAATCAGCTTACCTTTTACAGCAGCATGTATAGGGTTCTTAGGGTCAAGCTTAGGTGCTTCAGCGTCAACTTTTATACGCTTATCATATGTATACGATTGAGTTAATCTAGCCATAATATTCTCCTTAATTATAATTAATACACTATAAATAACAAAAAAAACTAAATCAAAAATAACTAAAAAACGATAGTGATAATCCCCTGATAAGGGGGTACCATCTTAAAAAAGACCACACGATAAAATGCTACAATTTTTAAAACCTCTTGTTTTTGTGATTTAGATCATATTATATTTGGATATCGGTAACTGCAATTATTTAGTTATCACCCAGTTAGTACACTTGCAATAGTTCTGCTAAGTGGGTCAGAAGTTGGGTTGCTCTCCAAATAGGATAAAGAGTTTGTCCCCAATAACCGATAAAAATTGCTTTATTATAAACTTTAAGTATGGGAGTGATTACTGGCTTAGAGCGAAATATGGAGTTAAATTCCTAAAAAGAGGTTAGTCCTCTCAGGGCTAGCTATATTCAATACTGCAGGAGAGTCATATGAAGATAAAAGAGTATGTATTAAGAATTATTATAGACGAAGAAAGTGGTGATGAATTATTACATTTATCTGAACGATATGATTGTGAACAGGCTAAGCCAAGATTCAGATTAGAGGTTAAGGGGATAATGATAGAAACCCCAGAAGATCTACAAGATAGTTTGGATGAATTAGAGATAACGAATGTATTAGGAGTTGCTTAAATTTAACCAAACCCCTGACGGGGATTTGGAGTTATATGAGGCATTATAAGGTAAATAAAATTAATCACACAGTATTTGATTCTATAGGTGAAGTACCTAGGGATATTAAGTATCTCGAGGATTGGAGGGATGGTCACCAAAGTGATTGGGTACTTTTAGATGATGGGTGTGTAATCCAGATTCTAAGAGAAGGTACTATGTTAAAACCGAAGGGTAAGGTCCGTTCCGTTCGGTATGTAGGAACATGTACAGGTACTTTTATAGTTTCAGATAAGGTTAAAATGGATGCATCTAGGCGTATTAATATTTATAGTTTAGGTGGAGATATTGAAAGAAACCAAAGAATAGAGGATAGGCAAAGTTTATCAAGTAGGGAAGAGATCTTTGTCCAGTATCTAGCATCTGGTATGGATGCACGCATGGCGTATCTAAAGGCGTTTCCTACGAATGACCCGCACTATGCAGGATTGCGTGCTGGACAATTAGTTAAAACAACAAGGATAAGGACAGCTATGAAAGAAGAACTTAAACCTATAATGCAGGAATTAGATATAGATGAGAAGTTTATATTAGAAGGTATTAAACATGAAGCTCAAACAGCAGATAGACCTGATACTAGGTTAAAAGCTTTGTTCAAGCTATCTGATATTATGGATATGGAAGATAAGAATAAGACTCAAGTAACGCAAATAGCAGGAGCTGTATTTAAGGGTTTTGATACAAAAGAGATTGAAGACGTAAAAAGACCGAGGGAGATAAGCGAATAATGCCAGGTGTATTTGATGCTGAAGGTAGAGTAAAGCTTGAACATGTATCAGAAGTTACTAATATACCAGAGCATTTTAAAGAGGCATCAGATTCATTTTTAAACTTAACTGTTATAAAAGCTGCCTCCCCTAAATTAAGGAAGACTTTGTATCATATGTGGGAAGAAGCAGGTATGCCATATATGGTAGAGCATTTTGAATGGGGTACTAAATGGGGATCGACACTGCCCGAAGGACCAAGGGCTTTTATAAAACGTGGCAACCGAATGACTCCGCCAGATTATAGAGGTATTATGAGGGATAGAGGTTTTGATCCCCCAGACACTATACATGTAAGAACAGATCGTGTGAGTGATATTATAGCAGAGCTTGCACATGGATATGAAGGCGGCGTATTAAGAGAACCTGCAAGAGCAAGTAGACTTTTACCTGAAGAATCTTTATATGATAAATTTATACAAGGAATTGACTGGTTAAGAAATAAAGTATCTGGAGATGAAGTGGATCTTGAAACAGTTTTGGATGTATTAAAAGAAGAACATTATAGTTCAATGCCTGATACTGTTGGGCAAAAACTGAATCCATTCTGGATTGATAGGAAGACAGGGAAAATAAAAAGGGATATCATGGCTTATGAAGATCCTAATTTAAAAAGAAATCAAAAACGTACACGTAGAGCGCATGAATATGTAACGCATAGGATTATAGAGCCTTGGTTGTATAGAAGGTATCAAATAGATAATTTAATGGATGAATGGTTAGAAGAGGAATGAAATAATATTAGATGAATTTAATAGGAGAATAAATTAAAAAGAATATACATAATGCTATTAAAACCTTAGATGATATGCTGTATCCGTGGTTACATAAAAAAGCTTTTGAGTACTCTAGAGATATAAGTTACGCTATGGCTGGAGATCCATTTACCGCATTACTTACGAAAGATAGGGCTATTAATGCAGGATTAGGAGCGGAACTTGAGATACCTTATACAGGTCAAAGTACAGATACAGCTAGAGATCCAAAGCAGGCAGAAATATTAAATACAATGTATGGCGTAGCAAGTAATCCTGATTTACCAGCAGTGTTTGCAGGACATATTAGTCCTGAAAATGCAGGTTTGAAAGTAAGTAATGTTAAACCATCAAGAGAGGGAGGTTATCCCTGGAAGGAAAATGCTGAGATATATGATATTACTAAATATACTGCGTTTAATGCCTTTATAGGGCATCCAGAGCAATTAATAACTTTAAAATATAAGGTAGACGATTTGGGTCCTAATGAAATTATTTCTCATAAGGAATTATTAAGGTTTAGAAAAAAAGGTGTAGAATTAGCTTTTCATACTTCTGTAGACTTAGGTCTGAATTTTAATTGGAGTATAGGAAAGGATAGTGAAGGAAATGCATATGTAGCTCTTGCAGATGCTTGGGATTTTGAAAGTATGAAGGGTCCTGCTAAAGTATTTGGCGTACTAATGGAGAGATATGGTAAGGGCAAGGGTGTAAAAGATATTGGATTTTATGGGAGATTTCCTTTAAAATCTACAGATTTTGTATTACCAGAACAGTTTAATGAACACATGAATAGAAAGTATGGAGGAAATAATTAATAATGTATAATGAGATAGGTATGGAGTAATTTATGAGTGCATATGAAGAAGCAAACTTAAGTCCAAGATTGCAGAAGGGCTTAGCTAAAAATAGAATGAAAAAGCAATTCAGCAGTATGGCAGATAATATGTCAAATATGCTGAAGCAGGAACAGGAATATAGAAAATTTCTAAGTAGACATAAAGTAAAGGAATCTTGGGATTATAATTATAAAGGCGCATTTCTAGATAAGGTTATACCTAATAAGGAAGGTAAATGGCCGTCCAAGTTTAAACATCCCTTAAGTTCAGAAAGATATGAAGCAACAAGTAAAGGGTGGTTAGATACTTTAGAATCAGATAGGCAGGGCAAGAATGTTTATTCTCAATGGCAAGAAGTATTGACACAAGAAATGAAAAGAGGTGATTTGGGATTTAATACTTTACAATCTCCTTTTAAAAGAGAGCCTGGAAGTCCTCCACCTGGTATGTATTAAGAATTAGGGGAAAATTTGTCAAATATAAACCTTAATGATGTAAATAAGGCAGAAGAAGATTTAAGATTGGCCTATTCTGATCTGATAGCATTTGGTAAATTATTTTTACCTGATGATTTTATGAGATCAGAAACACCTTTCTTTCATTATGAAGTTGCGGATGCTCTTTTAAATAATGATATAAGACAGTTAGGAGTTATATTACCTAGAGGACATGGAAAGACAGTTCTTACAAAATGTAATATTATGCGTGATTTTTGCTTTACTAAGGAGCCTTTATTTTATGGTTGGGTGGCAGCTTCTTCAAAGATTTCCGTACCTAATCTTGATTATATTAAGTATCATGTAGAATACAATGAGAAGATTAGATACTATTTCGGCGATTTAAAAGGAAAGAAATGGACAGAAGATGATATCGAACTTAAAAATGGGACTAAACTTATTTCTAAATCTAATTTATCTGGTATTCGTGGTGGTGCCAAGCTACATAAGCGTTACGATCTTATTGTACTTGATGACTTTGAGGATGAGAATAATACGATCACGCCCGAAAGTCGTTCCAAGATCAGCAATCTCGTTACCGCTGTTGTCTTTCCTGCACTCGAACCGAAGACAGGAAGATTAAGAATAAATGGAACACCTGTACATTATGATTCCTTTATTCAGAAGATTTTAACAGGGCATGAACAGGCCAAAAAAAGAGGTGATAAGTATAGTTGGAAAGTTATAACTTATAAAGCTATACAGGAAGATGGGACTCCATTATGGCCTTCATGGTTTGGACATAAGGAGATGGAAAGAAAAAAGAAGTTCTATCAAGATTCTGGTACTCCTCAGAAGTTTTATCAGGAGTATATGATGGAAGTTCAGTCGGAAGAAGACTCTATATTTAATAGAGATCATGTAAGATATTGGGATGGAAAGTTTTTTAAAGATGATGAAACAGATATAACTTATATAGTTCCTGATGGAGATGATCAAAAACCGTGCAATATATTTGTTGGGGTTGATCCTGCAACTGATTCAGCTAGACGTAATACGGATTATTCTGTTATCATTGCTGTTGCTGTTACTTCCGACAATAACATTTATGTCTTGGATTATGTTAGGGACAGGACTTTACCTGTTTTGGGGATTCCTGGAACAGATAAGAAAGGGATTGTAGATCATATATTTCGATATGCAAAGTTTTACAAACCTACGCTTTTTACGATAGAAGATACATCAATGAGTAAACCTGTATTTCAGGCTATTCGTGCAGAGATGAGAAGAAGAAATGAATTTATTATTCCTTTTAAAGAGGAGAAGCCAGGTAATAGAATGAGTAAAAGAGATAGGATACAAGAAATAATGGCGCAAAGATTTTCAGTAGGACAAGTACATATTAAGAAAACACAATATGATTTACATAGAGAAATCATGACATTTGGTCCTAGAATGGCTCATGATGATACAATAGACGCTTTAGCATATGCATGTAAATATGCTCATCCACCACAAGGTATGCATGAATCAAAAGATGGATGGTATAAAAAGAAGCCCCAGGCAAAAAGCTGGATAACCGCATAGGAGAATGAATGGCAAATGATTATGAAAATTGGAATGATTTTGATGAAGCAGCATTTGTTAGCGAATTATATGAAGCATTAAATCCTCCAGCTCCTATAACTCCTTATTATGATCCAGAAACAGGATTGACTTGGCAGGGAGGTTACGAAGATTGGGAACAAAATAGGGGCAATTATTATGATGCAAGTGGTGATGGAATTGTAGATTTTACCACTGGAGGAGCAGATTGGAATGCAGCACAAATGACAACTGATCTTTATGAGATGGCATTCCAAAATTTTCCTGGAAATATTAATCCTTATACGGGAAAAACTTTTGCTGAAACTCCTTTTGAGGATTTCTCAAATATGGGGTTAAGTAATATAGAAACATTTAGAAATGTTGATTGGACAGGTATAAGAGAACAGACTTCTCAAAATTTAGCAGATATCGCACAACAACAGGAGAACCTTCCAGAATTTGAAGGATTTAAAGGAGGTTATACTGGACTTAGTAGTAACGTTACTACTGATAGTAGTATGTGGGAAGCAGTTGTAAATACAAGATTTAAACTTTAATAATGCCTAGATTTGGAAAGAGATCAAAAGAGAGACTTGCAACATGCGATGAAAGATTGCAAAAAGTTTTTAATGAAGTAATTAAAAGAGTAGATTGTAGTATTCTAGAAGGACATAGAAGTGAAGAGAGGCAAAATAAATTGTACGAAGAGGGAAAGACTAAGGTCCGTTACCCAAAAGGTAGGCATAATCATAAGCCTAGTCGTGCTGTTGATGTTGTGCCTTACCCCGTGGACTGGAATGACCGTGAGCGTTTCCATCTTTTTGCTGGGTTTGTCATTGGGATGGCTCGTGGGATGGGTATTACTTTACGTTGGGGAGGAGACTGGAATATGAATTTTGAAGTAGATGATAATAAGTTTGATGATTTTCCACATTTTGAAATAAGGAATAAATAATGAGTGAAGTAGATAGAAAAGCATTTGATATGATGGTTAATGCAGGAAAATCCTTTGATTTCGAAGCAATGAAAGAGGAAGCTCTTGGTAGATATACAGAGTTAGGACTTGAAAATCCAGAGGCTACATGGGATGAGCTTATGACATATTTTAATCCAGCACTTTTAGTGATAGGTAGTATTGGAGGTAAATATATTAAGTTGCCTAATCCACAGAAAATGAAGAGTTATGCATCTACTTTATCTAAAAAAGTATCAGAAGCAGCAAGTAAAGCAGCCCCAGCATTAAAATCAGTAAAGGATAATTTTGTACAGAGATGGAGAGATAGGTTTATTAAAAATAATGTAAGACCATTTTTAACAACTACATCTAAGGGTTCTGTTAAAATGGATCATCTGACAGCTAAACTTGTAGATAGAGGACCACGACAAGTTACAAAACAAATAAAAAATATATCAAATGAAAAACTTATGACAGATCCAGAGATTAAACGATATGTACGTAGCTATGAATCAGAAATGCTTCAAAGGCAATATTGGAAACATACAGATGAGTATAGTAAGATAAGAAGTCAAGTAACTAAAGTTACAGGAGGTAGAAGTCAAAAGCAATTATTGAAAAAGCATGGAGAGGATTTAATAAAGAGAGGTGACTGGGTTAAAGATTTTGTAAAAGTTAATCCAAGAACTGGCAAGATTATTGGAGGTGATTGGAAGAGAACTATGTTGGCCCATAAAGAAAGTATGAAAGTATTAAAAAAGAATACAGAAGAATTTAAAGAATTAATAAGAAAAACTTACCCAAATATAAAGGTTAAATAATGGCTAAAAATAAAAAAGCAGATCAAGTTAGACAATTATACGATTTAGCGAATAGTTGGACAAGAAGACAATGGGAAATAATAAATCAAAAGGGATATGATTTTGCCCATGATGAACAATTAACTAGAGTAGAAAAGAATTCTCTTGAGGATCAAGGAATGCCTACCTTTACTATTAATAGGATTTTGCCTGTTGTTGAAATGTTAAATTTCTATGCTACTGCTCAAAACCCAAGATGGCAAGCAATAGGAGTAGAGGGTAGTGATACAGATGTAGCTGCAGTTGTTTCTGATTTAACAGACTATATATGGAATCTTTCTAACGGTAATACTTTATATAATAATGCTATAAATGATTCTGTTACTAAAGGATTAGGCTATATACTCGTTTCAGTTGATAAGGATGCTGATAATGGTATGGGTGAAGTTAAATTACAACAGCCTGAACCATTTGATATTTATGTAGATCCTAAGTCAAGAGATATGCTTTTTAAAGATGCTGCATTTATATTAATAAGAAAGGTACTTCCAAAAAATCACTTAATAAAATTATTTCCTGATTATAAATTAAAAATTTCAAAATCAAATAGTAATGAGCAAATTCAAAGATCATACTCACAAAAATCATATGATAGCGAGCAAGGTCTATTTTCATACAATGATAGTAATGAACAAACATCTATGGGTATTACAGTTGAGGGAGAAATGGATGACTTATGTGAATTCTTTGAGCTTTATGAAAAAATTAAAGTTTCCTATATAAATTTATTTTATAGAATTCCTCCAGATAAAGAGCAGTTAAAAGCTATACAGCAACAATGTGAAGTAATGTTAAAAGAAATGGAAGCTGAATTATCTGTTCAGTTAAAAGAGCAGGATCAAAAAATGCAAATGGCTGTTCAGTCAGGTGAAATGTTGCCTGAAAGATATCAACTTGAAATGGAGAAAGCCCAAAAGATGATGCAACAACAACTTCAAGCTTATGGTCAAGAATGTATGAGCAAGCTCCAAGCTGAAGCTTCTAAAATTGAGAATCAAATAATAACAGAAAAAGAATTTAAAATATTAGAAAAGAATCCTTCTATTGCTAAAAATATCGTAGATAAGGTCCAGTTTTATGATGTACGAATAAAGCAAACCTGTTTAGCGGGAGATAAAGTTTTATATGAATATGTATTACCTCAAACCGTTAAAGAATATCCTGTAATTCCATTTCATTATAAATGGACGGGTACTCCTTATCCTATGAGTGCAGTAGCTCCTTTAATTGGTAAGCAGCAAGAAATTAATAAAGCTCATCAGATTATGGTACATAATGCATCTCTTGGCAGTAGTTTAAGATGGATGTATGAAGAAGGATCTATTGATGCAGAACTTTGGGAAAAATATTCTGCTAGTCCAGGAGCATTGTTACCAATTAGACCTGGAGTAGAAAGACCAACTCCTGTTATGCCAGCTCCATTAGCCAGTGCTTTCTTTCAAATAGTTCAACAAGGCAAGGGAGATATGGAATATTTAGCAGGTATATATTCTTCAATGATGGGAGATTCAGGTGGAGCATCTGAAACATATAGAGGTATGTTAGCTTTAGATGAATATGGAACAAGAAGAATTAAGCAATGGATGGGAACATCGGTAGAACCTGCTTTAAAGCAATTAGGACAAGTTGTTGTTCAATTTGGTCAAGCAACTTATTCTGCAAATAAAAGATTTAGAATTATACAGCCTAGTGCTATACAGGAAGGTAAAACTCAAGAAATTAATATACCTATTTATAATGATATGGGAGAAGCTATTGGTAAATCAATGGATATTTCTGCACATAAATTTGATATAAGGATTATTGCTGGATCTACACTTCCTGTAAATAGATGGGCATATTTAGAGGAATTAAAACAATTAATGCAACTTGGAGTAGTAGATGATATAGCAGTATTAGCTGAAACAGATATTAAGAATAAAGAAAATATTGTTCAGAGAAAATCATTATATGCACAATTGCAAGGTCAACTTGGACAACTTCAAGAAGCTCTTAAAGATAAAGATGGTACAATTGAGACTCTTGAAAGACAACTTGTACAAGCTGGTATTAAACAAAAGGTTATGCAAGCAGATGTTGAGATTAATAAAAAGAAAGAAGAAGTTAAATCTCA